CAGAGCACCTTCACCAGAGTTGACTCTAACTTCAGGATCTGAGGTATATCCTGATCCAAAGTCAGTGATATTAACACCAGAGATAGGACCACGGACGTTAGCAACCGCTGTTGCACCTGTGCCACCGCCACCAGTAATAGCAACACTAGGTTGTGAAGTATATCCACTACCTTGCTGCTCGACAAGAATTCTAGTAACACGACCACCAGTGATAACTGCTTGTGCAGTTGCACCACTACCACCGCCACCAACGATAGAAACCAGAGGAGACTCGGTATATCCACTACCCTGATCAGTAACAGTAAACGATGTCAGACTACCATTAACAACAACTTCACCAGCAGCACCTGTGCCACCACCACCTGTGATTTCAAGGTTGGGTTTGTTACCAGCATCATAATTCACACCAGGATTTGTTACTTCGACTTTAGTCAAAGGTCCAAACTGGACGAATTCGGAAGACTTATAAGACCAGATAGAGACACCATTGATCCATGCACCAATTGGTGAATTCGCAGCAACATTCTGACGCTCAGAGATGGTCTGGACGCTTCTGGGGAATCTCAGCAGTTTACGCTGGTTACCAGGGATCAGTGCCGATCCTGTAAAGGGACCGATCTTGTAGTTGGGCAGACCAGATGCTGCAACATACACATGATCATCATTAAAGAATGAGTTTTGGATGTTGGTCGTAAACTCACTAATAACTTTGTTGATTGATTCCTGATCCGACTTACCTCTGTTGAGGTCAACTGACAGCAGAATATTACCCTGAGGAATGATCTCAGTAGGTGTATTCAACTGATATGAGAAAGTCAGGGGGTCAATACGAGATGTAACGGTAAAGGTGCCGTTATACACAACGGGGTTTGCACCATAGATCGTCACCTGATCAGAAACCAGCAGACCGTGGGGGTTTGTGCAATATACAGTTGCAGTCTGGTTATTAACACCACCAGACTCAATACGATCAACTTGAATCAGTTTTTTGACGTTATACAACCAAGAAGACAATCTCTCATCGAGTGCTGTCGATCCCAGGTTAGCAACTTTCAGTTTGTCACCCTGAAGGTAGTAAGATCCAGTGTCATCCAGGACGGTAGTGCCTGCTTCAGCAATACCCAAGACACGCATCTTGCATTCTTGTGCTGTGCCTCTATTGACATACACAAAGATGTCGGATTGGACCACAGTGCCAGGATCCCAATCCTCAACAACACCATTTCTGCTTCTGGTGCATTCAATAAACTGGTTGAGTGATTTTTCCTTATACTGGACCTCTTCCTGGTCGTTAATACGGATTGTGCCGTTTCTAGATGGCCATCCAATAGTAGAGTCAACAGTAATAATCTGAGCATCCGTAGTTAGAGGCTCTACAAGGGTAGTTTTGTAAGGAATCTTGAATTCGCCAGTCAGAGTCTCCTCTGAGATTGCCAATTCGTAGATTGTGTCAGTACCTTCAATAATAGTGATGACGTTTTCAATCAGAGCAGATGCTGCCTTGATATTCAAGTCAACAGGGTCTGCATACTGATTCAACTCAGAGTCAATCAGGTTATTGGGGTCACCTTCAATCAACTCAGCACGCAACACAGTGTCAACCACCCAAGTTGCTGCAGAAGGACTGATAATTTCGTCTTTAGGATAGAAGATAGAAACTTCTTCGCCAAATAGGATCTTAAACAGATACTGAGTAGCGAGCTCGGTGCCTTTAGAGATATAGAAGTCCTTAATGGTCTTAATAACCTGGACAGGGTTGACCTTAGAGAAATCAACGTCAATAGTGGGCAGGAATTGTCTTCTAAATTTATCAAAGACTTCTTTAAGGAAAAGTGAGTCTAGATTAGTAACAATCGCTCCTGCAGGGTGTGTAGATTGTCTAAGTTGAGACTCTCCTGCATAAATTTCATTATGAAGTTGATCATATGCAACAGGACCAGAAACTCCACGAGATACACCAAGGAATGCTGAAGGTGAATAACCTTGACCACGCTCAATGATGTCAAAACCTGTAACTTCGTCAAAACCAACATCTACAGATGCTCTAGCAGCACGAGGTTCGGCGATATAGACTTTAGGAGGAAATTCTGCTGAATAACCTTGACCAAAATTGACAACATTGATATCGGTGATCTCACCATTAAAAATAGTTGCAATTGCTTCTGCACCAGTGCCTCCAATAGGCTCGCCATAAGCATCCTTGCGATCATCAACAATATAAACTGAAGGTGCGTCGGTATAACCCTGTCCACCAGTCAACATTTCGATATTGGTGACAGATCCCGATGCAACGGTCACGTCAAGCACCTGTGCGCCCACAGGTTGAATAATACGAGCCCTAGGGGGTGTTGTATACCCTCTACCTCTATTTGTGATCAGGATTTCGTATACCTGACCATCTTGATTGATTCTAGAAATTGCCTGAGCGTTGATACCACCTTCAGGAGCAGGATCCAAATAAACGATGGGTGGATTGGAATATCCAATACCCATATCAGTTACTTCAATGCTGTTAGCAACCAATCTACCTTCAGAGTCGATCTGAGGTTGACCAATAGCAGCACCACTGGGGTTTCTAAACGTAATCGCAGGAATGAAGTCATACCCACTACCAGAATTCTCGATAGTAATGGTATCTACCTGTCCTGTAGTATCATCAACAGTCAGGGAGAGTTTAGCGTTACTGCCACTTTCATTTAGAGGTGTAGCAATAATGGGGATAGGTGGGTTATATGAAGAGTAACCCTGACCACCATCAATAAGTTGAATATTCTTAACACCACCAATCAAAGACTTGGCAGTTGCCCCTTCACCATTCTTTGAAATGACGGTGACCCTGGGATTGAAGTCCAAACGATAACCACTACCACCTGACTTAGGAATCAGACGATCAATAGCACCACTTTCTGCTACCTGGACAATTGCGTTTGCACCAGATCCATAAGAAGGTGCAATATACTCTACAGAGCGGATATGAATTACATCTGATGCACCAAGTTGTGCATCGAAGATCAAAGTCGATTCAAATACTGAATAATCTTCGTAAGGTTTGAGAAGTTTACCGTTTCTATGGATAATCAGACCAATCTCTGATGTTGGGAGGTATGCCTGAGTGTTCAGACGCATAGGATACTCATAACCACCCTGCCACTCTTGGTAGGGGACTTGATCCAAGGTCAGAATATTCTGGTTTGCATAACCAACCAGATAAATGATTTGAGTAAAGTCTGAATTGTCAACACCAGTCCTTTCGCGTGGTGGATTGGTGAAACGAATCTCATCTCCCTCAAGGTAATAATCAACCCCAGGGATATTGAAATAGTTGTAAGTGATTACAAGGAGATGCTCAGCACTTGGGGGTGAAGTGGGAGTGCCAAGGAAACTCAGGGGGAAAGATGTCCTTACACCATCGAACAGTGTAAAAGGATTTTCCAGTTGTTGTTTCTTTTTATCAAACTGAGCGATAGATACGCCAGGAGTGATGATAGCGTCAGGACCACGAGTCACAGACTCGTAATACATGACTTCATTATCGATCATGATGGATCCATTCTGATCCAAGAAACCATCAATCGATTCTACTTCCAGTTTGTCTTCAGAAAGACCTACATTGGAAAGTAGTTGCGTTACGCTAGAAAGCTGCCTCGTGTTATACTCGTCTAAGTCGAGATAACTTAGAAGGTTGTTAAGAATATCATACGGTCTGCCTGTTTTCTCCTGAGACTTATAATACTCGAAGAGAAAATTGACAAACTGACGATCTTCTTCCCTGATAAACTCAGGTAGTTGACCTTCGACGCGATCAGATACGTTAATGTTTTTGTTTTGCATCTATCTCAGAAACAACCGTCTGGCACTGGATACTCGAAAGAATCCATTGGGTAATCAATGATATTTATACCCCCTGTAGGACCGAAGTTATAACCCGAGAAGTTGTTAGGATCGAAGGAGGGGACAGGGATTTTGTTAATCGTAAAGTCGATTGGATTAACAGTTGGATTAAAGATTGTGGGGTCAACGCCAGGTGGAATATCGATAGATCCACTATAAGGCACGACCTGAATGGGTAGTCTTTCTGTATTATCAGGAGTATCCGAAATTGCCAGAGGACCAACGCAAACTTTGCCAGTTCCGTAATCAACAGTGCCTACGGTTGGGTTGAGAATCAATTCTGTCTCATCACGCTTAGTAACCAGCATCAGATTGCCCTTACCATCATCTCTGATGTTGACAGGGACCAGGACTTCAGTGCTAATGTTAGAATTAAATGCAGGCGTGATAATCTGAGCACCAGTTGACTCATCCAGGGCCAGATTTACCAGATCCTCTGTATATCCAGTTGCATAGAAGGTGCCAGACTTGACCACAGAGAATGAAGGGTCACATTTTGTCCCACCGACGTTACCATCAGGATCTGTACCGTCACCACCACTATCATTGCCAGAATAATCTGATGGATCATAAATTCTGTTGCCAAAATCAAGACATTGGGTAAATACTTGTCCCCAAGTGAATTGATCCAGGTTTTGGCCCAAAGTTATTTGAGTTACGCTACCAGAAATTGATGTATCGCTATTATCAATCACAGCACCAAACTTAGATCCATCAATACGGTTATTGAAGCGGTTTGTTTGACCTGCTTTATTAAACTGATCAATAGATTGCAGCACTTTAGTGCCAAGTTGCGATCCTGTGTTGGAAGTTGCGTTTCCGTCGTAGTAAACGTAAGATTTTGGAATGATATAGTAAGAAGTGGGATCAACAATAACAGGCTCAATTGATGCAACTGCAAATTTCTTTAGATCATTCTTAATTTTCGCTTTTGTGCTAGCATTGAGTTTTGTGCCAGTCTTAGGACGGATAGCGATAAAGACTTTTCCATAAATTGGAGGAGAAAGTCTCTCTCCACCATATGCGGTGACTGCAGCTGCCTGAGGATACACCTCAGAGACAATATGCTCATAATCATTTTCCGTCACAGCACGGTTTTGTGTTGCATACGCTCTAGGTGCTCTGAATTTTACGCTCAGACCCGTTTCACGCTCTTCACCTTGCTGTGCCGCTTCCAAAATAGTCAATTTAATGCCTGAAGTGGGCAACACGCGCCCATCAGAGTCCATAATGTTGCCAATGAAGCTAAATGACTTCGATCCGTTTGCTGATACACCGTCAGTTTGCACATATTCCAGTCTGATGTACTCACCATCGATCAATTTGCGCCCCAAAACACCATCACCGAAGATTAAACGGTATCTAAGGTCGTCAGTTTCCTCCAAATAGTAAATTCTAGAGTTTTCTGTCAACGTAGTAGCGTTATTTACCAGACTGTAAGAGTCAGTTTCTGAAGATTGTGCGTTTGGGGAAATATTAACGAAGAGAAGATCGGTATCTACGTTTTCTGCGGGGATTTGAAACTCTTGTTCCTTCGTATAATCAACTGTATAGTTGTATGAGAGCAGATTGCCCTGATGAATGACGACATTATCAAAGACTGCCAGTCCAGTCGCGGAATCTACAGAGACTGTGATGTCTTTTGTAAGTGTAAACGTGAAAGAATCAAGTGCATTGTCCGCAACAAACACATCTCCCTTCTTCAAAGTCGCAAATTCTGGAAAAGTGATGCCATTCAACGCCACTTCTGTCTGTGCTTCAAGTCTAATGCACGCTTTTGGCGCTTTAATTGACCTAGGAGTGTAGTTTAACTGCTTTGCAATGCGGACAATGTTGTCTCTGACGGTTGCAGTCTCAAGAAATGCTTCATTCAGCGCCATATTAGCGTTGAATGCTGTATAATATGTGTTATAAGCAAGAATATCGATCAAGTACGATGCGCTACTTCCCTCAAAATCGTAATCTGAGAATTCTTTACGGGTCCTGAGGTAGGATCTAATGGATTCTTTGATTTCAAAGAAGTCCAGAGACGTAAGTTGTGAGGGAATTGCTGACATTTTATGCCTTCTCTAAGAGAAACTCGATAGTTTGGACGACAGTTTCACCAACAATGGTATAATCAAGCTCAACTGCAATAGCATTTATATCCGAATCATCCTGAAGACTAACTTTAGTGACCTCAATTCTAGGTTCTAAGCGTTTTAGGCAGTTTCTAATTTCACCTTTTATCTCATCTGCAGTAAAAACATCCCAAGGCTCAAACAAAAGACCCTTAATTCTAGACCCAACAGAAGGTTGGAAGGGTCTTTCACCGAGATCAGTCAATAAAAGGTTTCTTACTGCCTGCTTAATCGCATTTTCATTTTTAACTATGCCAAAATCGCCAGTAGATGGATTAGACCTGAAGGAAATCGACAGGTCTTTGTATCCTCTACTGACGTATTTTTCGGATCTAAATCTGTAAGATGGCATTACATCCTTTCTACATAGTCGTCAAACCCATTTTTACCACCACACCATTTAGAAGAACGATCACTGGGCGGATCGTTAGGGTGCTTACGCACTCTGTTGAGATATTTATCACTTCTAGGATCAGTTATAAGCGTCATCCCAGAGTTAATAAATTCTTTTCCCTGATCAGGAATAGGATTGTTAGCCATCTGTTTCTTGTTGGTAATTGAAACAGAACTTTTATAGCGGTTGCTATCGCTTACTTATGTATTTAGTGCCACTCCCAATGATTATTGGGGCGCTCCCACCAGTAATGTAGGTCTTCTTTAGAGTCGTCATAATACATTCCGACAAAATCTGAAGAAAATCTACTTCCGATATTCTCAGCAAGTGCCACTGTGTAGTAATTTTTAGGTGTGAAGTCATCTATTGTCTTGGTAATCCACTCATAAGTGCCACCTCGGATGACTCCTGCCTCAATAAGGACAAAGTTTTCCCAATCTAAGACCCATTCTGCAAAGTTGAGACTGAAATCAACTTGATATTTCTTGGGACTTTCGTCGGGGAAGTTGACATTTACTGCTTCAATATGAAAAATCTCCCCATCCATCGATAAAGCATGACTCAAATGCTGAGTAACAATGCTCGAATAGTCAGGAGAGACACAAAGAAAGCAGGTTTTAGACGGATGAATGTCAAGACATGCCATCTTGATCTTGTAAATTAACTCTTGAATAAGAGCCATTTCCTTATCCTGACTGATGAAGAGGAGATCTCGCATGATTTACTGCTCCTGATACTTGAGGAATTCTCTGAATGTCATCTTCATCTCCCTTTCTGTCATGCCACAGTGCTTTGCGGCATGTGGGAGATTCATTGTTGCGTGGTAAAGTGCCTCATTTGCTTCATTTACCAGCTCGGGTGTGGTCTTCACCTTATCGTCCTTGACCACGGTATTTCTTCCTTGCGTTATTTCGTGAGGTCGCGGCATACTTTGTATTCTTAGATGATCCTTGGCGGGTAGATTTGGGTTTGCCAGGCATGAAATTGGTGCCTGAGATACCGACTTTGCTTCGAGTTGCCATTTTTCTCCATTGTGGACCTACTAATTATAGCAGATTTTCCTCAAGCAGCAAGCACAGTGGGGTGTCCGAAGGCAACAACCGACGAACAAGGGTAGGAGAAACCAGGAAATCCGATTCCAAGGGGGTCTAGGATGCGTGCAACAGGCAATTTCAATGCAAAGACTGTCAAAGTTGTTGCCATAACGACTCTCGGATGTCCAACAACACCCATATCTTCAATAGTTAGAGGACTACATGGGATAGGAGTGGGGATTGCACAGATATTTGGACCACAAGGACACAAATAAATGATAATATTTGTGCAAACTGAAGGATGGTTGATGAAAGTATCGCCCATCAACATGATAGGAATAAAATTTACAAGCACAGTTGCCCTAAAGGGGTTGATCGCTGTCAACGGAATTAGGGGTAAAGGGGGCCACCAGCATGTAAAATTCTTAATAACGATGCTATAGGGGATTGGAGGCGTCCCACAGGCTTGTACAGAGTGAATGGTTGATGGTATACAAAGTCCATGTCCAGAGCATGGAAGACCATTCAGTGATGCAACAGGTTTTAGGAATCCATATGCCATAGTTAAATGATGTCGTCGTTAATTTCGTTACCTGCTCTCCAGTTATTTAATCCATTACACTCATCAAAATACGGATTGCCCATGTTACGAATGGTCCTACCCAAAGCAAGTGATCCACCAGTCAACCAGTTTCTAACTAGCATGGTGCCATCATATGATCCCATCTGCATGACTTTACCCTCACCATCGTTATGATCGTAGATACGTTGAGGATCAACAGCGATAGATGCATCATTCACATTATCTAGACCTGCAGAAGGAGGACCGCCACCAAAAACAATAGACCATGTGGGATATGTTGATGTGCCGACACAAGTAGAGCAGAAAGGATTCACAGCACCTGTGGGTGTTGTATGTCCATCAGGTTGCGTGCCCGTAGAGGGTCCTGTGATCTCCCAGAAACGCTCTCCAGGAATCCCGTTACCATTTACGTCATATCCACAGTAAACGTCTAGAGGAGCATCTGAGGGTGCTCCTGTGGCACGCACATACTTGTCCCAACAATCCTGGTTAGGCACATTAGTGCTACCAGGGTCGGGACTACAATCCACAGTGAATGCAGTGTATGCAGATCCTGTAGTGCCACCATAACTTGTAGTGGTAGATGATGTTGAGGTTGTCCCGTCTGGGTTAGTTGTTGTGGTTGTAGTTGTTTCATCATCGGTCCATGACCATGATGTGGTACCAGAAGTCAATCCACCACCAGTTAGGTTGTCTCCCAACCAGAGCTTAAACTGCTGATACTCTGTGAATCCACTACGGTTGTAGTCAAATGTATTCTCATCCAGACCTACAGGCACAAAGATAATATCATTAGAGTTTGTTGGGTCGCGATAGCATCTGCCATCAGTGCCACTTTGCCTGCAACTCCAAGTCCTGTATCCGCCAGACACTTTTCTTGTGGGTGTCAGTTGAGGTTTGGGGAAAGCTTCAAGGAAATCCATAAAGTCAGATCCCATAGATCCAATGGTCTTACCTTCAATTTCCATAGAGACACGGAATGATGCTTCTTGCTCTTCCGATGCACTATACTTATACACTAGATAACCGTATGCTTTCTGCTGCCCTGAAGCCTCTCCACCAGCAGCAAGGAATGCACATGGCATATCAAACCATCTTCTGACATTATACAGTTTAGGTTGCGCTGAGGTAATACAGTTTGATCCACCAAACGCACCATAAGCACTACTCATATCATCGAGGTAGGCATCTCCTTTGCGGAAAGCATCTGAGATTAGTCCTGTAGAATTTTTATACCACTCAGCAACGCCTGGTGCTGCGGTTGTATATGTAAACAGCGACTCCCAGTTAGCGGGGACTGTTGACAAAGTGCCAGATACAGGAATGGAAATACACTTTGCGGGGATATCAAAGCAATACTTTGTCTCTGCTCCGTCTTCACGATCAGGCACACGCAGATAAGTATCTGTAACTGCGGTCTTTGGTCCTGCAGTTGCGGTAACAAATGATCCCTGCATGAAGTTATTGAATTGATTAAACTCCTCAGCGGGCATTGCATCCTTAAACTTGTAAGCAAAGTTGGCACCCATCTCTTGAATGGTTTGCTGTGTCTTCTCTTCGCCGCCTTCTGCAATGTCTGGTGACTTGTAGTCGAAGGTTTCAGGCTCAATAATCATCACTGTTGGTGGCTCTGACTGATTGTATCCCGCACCACCATCAACAACACGGATACTCATGATCTCACCATCCTCGGTGATCTCCGATACCTCTAGGACTGCTTTCTTGATTTTGACTTTTTCTGCATTTTTATCTGAAGCAAAGGGTATCTGACCGATGTCTACACCGTAATCAGTAAATGTATCGCGCACATTATTGTCAATCTGATTAGATGTGTCGGGTGTTAGGAAGGAAGTTTGAATTTCATTCTCAGGTGCCCGCACAACTCCGTCCTGCATAAACCTAGACTTGTCGCCAGGAGAGAATGCATCCAATGCTCTGGGGTTAATTGCTTCAACAGTTGGATTCTTATAACCCCTACCACCGCCAATGACGATCACTTCTGTGATTGATCCGTTATTATCAACTACTGCTTCCGCAGATGCTTCATCAAGTGTGCGTGAAGGGATCAGTGCTCTAGGGTTAATCTCCACTGTGTAGTAAGAGATCCGCTTAGGGAATTCGTAGACGCCCGCAAACGCTCCCTTATTGGGGATACCATACCCAGCAAGGACAATAGCAGTCGCGCCATCTGCAGAAGTAATAGTGCCATTGTATGTAAACTTGTTGCCCACTGCACCAGCATTGAGCTCAATCATCCCTGCTCTTAACTCATCACCGAAGTAAACTACAGATCCGATGATCCAACCGTTAAGAGCATCCCCTCGTTTGAAACTACCAGTGGTAGATGTATAGCGGAATAAGATACGACGACTATCAGTATCAATATTCTGGAATGCTTCCTTCACACCATTGGTGCTGATGTCATTGATACTAATGCGTGTCTTTGTTGTCTCCCAAGAATCTTCACGGATCTCGTAGAAGTGGGAGTAGAAGTGATCATTAGGAACGCAACAGGGTCTAGATCTTCCTGTATTCTCATCAGGGCATGTAGTGTTAGGGCAGCATGGCACATCATTCAGTTGATACTGAATACCAAAGATGGGACCATTCCAAGGATATGATGTGTCGTAGAGATAATAGTAATACTGTGAGTCGTAACTATCTTCAAATCCTAAGAAGCGTGGCACTGCTCCTTTGATCGCACCATTAAGTCCGTATGCCCACTCAAAGTTTGCTTCGGCATCTATCAACTCAGCATTATCTGGATTACCAAATCCCAGCACACCAGGAGTCTGACCACTAGGACCATTACCATAACCACCAGGATATCCACCCTTGTTATAAATTCTCCAGTTAAAAGGTTGGTCATCTGCTTGGAATGCATACCAACCACGTTTGTTGATACACTGACCAGTAGGACCAATCTTACCTACATCACGAATAGTCTTCTTCGGTGCATTAGGATCTTCTCCACTATAAACATAGCATTCGATACCCTGATACTGCCACGCCCCGTCTCGTGCCTTCTTAGGGGGTATAGGACCGCCTCCAAGGTTAACTTCACCTGCAGGGTTGATAGTATAGAAGTCATCAATATCTTTACCACTACCTGCACTGTAGTTACCATAGCGGTAATGATACAGAGGCACTGTGCCACTCTGTGATGACGTATAGGCATATCCAATGATGCCCAAGTCCTTATACTTGCCTTTACCACTACCTACAGTAACACCTGGAGGATTACCACTACCAGCATGTAATAGAGTATTGTCAGGCCAATATGAATAGAATGCTTTGACAGGGACAGTATTCTCTAATTGCTCTCTTAGCAAATAAAAGACAGGTTTGCCATTCTTAGGCTCTGGTGCATATCCACTTGCTGCCTTCTGCCAATCTTCATTCTCATCACCCATATCCCTCTCTGTGATCTTGGGTGTGATCGTAAACTTATGATCTCTTTTATTACTTCTCCAGAAACGATAGATCGCCTGACGCGCTCCATCACAATTACCTACACATTGAGGATCGTTATCACCAATATAGTGTACACTATCTTTCCCCAGAGGATATGATCCAGGACCCGCACCTTGAAAGGTGATTTGATAATCGGTGCCTGTACCTAACCCTGGGGCAGATTCATGCGATTCATACTTTGATGACGAAGGTCGTTTGAAACTACCCGCCATCTCTTGTGATGATATTGGATTGGGGTAACTGCGTGCAGTCTCCTCAATATACGCTGCCATTATATACCGTTAACGGTTTCAATCGTATTTAGTCGCTCAAAGATATTATCCAGTAATTCCTTCAGATTACTGTAGTCCTCATTACCTGGAATCTTATACTTTACCATATCCGCACCAGGAGGAGGAAGTTTCTGAAATGCTTGCTCTAGCACCGCTTGACGATCCGCAAGATTCTTAATGCTCTTACTGATCTGCTCAAACGCCCACTGAAAGTATTCTGCGTCACTCTCAAATTGTGGGACGGAATTTTCATTACTATTAGTCATTTAAGGTCCACGCGGTTTTTACGATTTTTTTGAATCATTCATTTTCCCATTTCTTGAGCATAACTGTGCCATACTCATCCTCACTCCACTCTAATTCAGTCCCCTCTGACCATCCCATCTCGTTGAGCATCTCGTCAGGGAGCGTGAGGAAACATTCTCCGTGATCATCTACCTCTACAGGTAAAACGTATCTCTTACTCATAGTTTTACTTACGTCTTCATTTGTATGTATATTTTGCTTCTTTTTGAGAATTAAAGGTGTCTGCCTAATTACTCTCATACATCTCTCTAGACCCGCCTTACAGGCGATCCTGAGCGTCTCTGAGAGTGTTATGGCAATATACTCTAATTGCTCCCTGGGACTCGTTGTGAAATCCTGGGGAGCAATTTTGTAACCTGGGAAATTTTTTTCAGAGGGGGGGACCCGAAGTTTCATTTGAATTCAGTCGAGATATCTCGAAGTCGATGTGATACTTTTGTAGGTTAGGGAAGTAGGTGTTTTTAATATACCGCCTTCGGCGTTACACATAACACGACAACATACACTGTCCTCAGTGTCATCAACTGTCGCCTACTTCCACATCATAGCACATACCCTCAGCGATGCAATAGTCACAGAATTGTTGATACTGTGTGAGGTAATCATCTAGATCTAAGTCTATTAAACTCTGTGCTAGTTTGATTTGCTCATCTGGTGGTAATTGTCCCTCATCGTATAGATCTAAGAGTGCCTCCAAACTGTTAGGAATGGAGGCGATCTTACTGCCATAGGTGTTACTCATGCTTCAGAGAATGCAACGGCGTCAGTGTGTGCTTGTTGTTGTGATTTGAAGGGACCATACTTAGGACAACCGTCGTAATCGTATGCCCAAAAGTATTTCCTACTCTTCTCCCAGATCTTGATATTTACTGGGGGATGTGTGGCGAGTTGAATAGTTTTCATTGGTATTCTCCAGAGTAGGTGTCACTAAGTGTTTCTTCAGTTAGGTCATCATACTCGGGGCAATCCTCGGCAAGCATGTCATCAATCCAATCAGTGTCGATCTCATTCACGGGTGTAATCCTCCTTGGTGTTGTTGTTATCGTAGCGGGTGGAATAGTCCTCAGAATAACTGTCATAATTGGTAGTCTTTTTGCTACCGTTAAATTGACGTTTCTCTCTGATACTTTTCGGGCGACGAGAGTTGTGGAGGTCGTTGCGTTTGTAAGTGCGTCCCATTGCTTTTGTGGTTGACTTTGTTATCTTAGTGGGTCTTTGAGTTGCTGTCAAGTAGTTGACAGATCTTGTGCTGATAGGTTACAGTCCGAGGTGACTATAAGTGTCCCTATTTATGAGGGCAAATAAAACGCTAAACTATATTTAATTGTATATTTAATTTATTCCACAGAAACGCGCAAAGTTGTGGAAAACTTGTTAGTAACTGTGGAAAATGGTTAGTATCAGGCAACGGGGACGATTTGTGCTGTGAGTGTGATTCTATTGCCTGTAGGGTTAGCATCAAAACCATGAGTAATGTTTGAGGGGTGAATAATAATATCTCCCTCTTTAATGTTGAACGTTGCCTCGGTCATGTTGTATGGTGTGAAACCTGTGGAATCAAATTGCATGACTGGATAGAAATTAGAGGCAACGTTTCGTCTCCACTTAAGGGGGCAATGTTGATCGGGATTAAAGTTGACGAAGTATGTGAGTGAGAATAAACAATTAGAGTGCTCGTGTGGTGCATAGATTGCTTGCACATCTGCGATCTCTAAGTAAGAATCTTGGATGGCGA